CAATATGGTAAAGACGAGAATACTCAGCGTATCGAGGATATTATTAGTCAGATCAGTTCTGATGATGAGTTCAAGGTAACGTCTGAGGTAGTCGATAACCAATGGGATAGTGCATCCCGTACAGCTATGGCTCAGAATCCAGATATGATTCTGGGGTTACATGCTGATATCAAGAATGGTGTCTATGATAAGGTGTCTCCTATCGCTTTGAAACTCAAAGCGTTAGATGGTGGAAGAATGTCAGATGTTGAGTACTATATCGAAGCAGGTAAACAATACTTCGCTAAGGTAGAAGCTACTCCGTCAAAGCAGACTGAAACTAAAGAGATGGCCCCTAGACGGAAGGCAGCTGCTCCTACTAAGACTATGTCTGGTAAGAGAGATGTCGTGGACTACTTGGATGACTCTGACGAAGAGTTTGACGAGTGGTATAAATCGACTATGTCGAAACAATAATAAGGACCTCTAATGGCAACTAACGTATATGGAACTGGCTCTAACTCTACTGCTGGAGCAAATACAGTAACTCATTATTATGACAAAGCAGGTGTAAAAGCTGCTAATGAAATCAACGTGTATACTCAATGGGCTGACCGTAAAGAAATGCCACTGAATATGGGTAAGAACTTTAAGATCTCTAAGTGGTTACATATCTATGATCGTGAATTGACTGATGGTGCATTCGCAACTAAAGGTTACTTGACTGCTCGTGATATCGCTACTGTGACTGCAGGATTGGCTGCTACTGATGGAACTGGTGCTTCTCTATTGGAGGGTTCAGGTGCTACTAATAAGCGTAGTATCAAAAAGATCACTATGACTACTGCATTCGCTCGTTATGGTGAGATGATTGACTATACTGATGAAGTGGCTATGTTCTCTGAAGATGTCATTCAAGTACGTTACCGTGAAGAGTTGGGTCGTTTGGCTAATCGTCGTCAAGAGGATCTAGTACAGTTGGATATGTTGGCTACAACCAATATTATGTATTCTGGTGCTGCTACTTCATTGGCTACTATCGGTGGGACTGCTATTGCTGATGGTACTCTTGATGCTGGTTGTCGTGTGTCATATGACTTGATCCGTAAGGCATCTCGTAAGTTGGTACGTAACCGTGCTGAGAAGAATACAGAGATCGTAACTGGTTCTACTAAGATCGATACTAAGACTATCAACAAAGCGTTCTATGCAATCATTGGGCCTGAAGTTAAGTATGACTTGGAATCATTGGTACGTAACACCGGTCAGTACTCTGAAGAGATCGCATATATCCCTGCGTATAAGTATGCTGGTGCTTCTAACCTTGCTGAAGGTGAAGTTGGTGCAATGCAAGATGTTCGTTTCATTGAATCTGAGTCTGCTGTTGTTTACACTGGTCAAGGTGCTGTACCTCCTCAGTCATATGCTGGAACACTCAGTTACTCTGGTGCTACAAACATCGCTTCTGCTACTGCAGCTGATCGTGGACACTTCGATGCGTTCCCAATCTTGTTCCCAACTAAAGGTGCATTTGCAACTGTAGGTCTCAAGGGTTACAATAAGATCGCATTCAACGCTCAGTCTCCTGAGAAGATCGAACTTACAAATCCATTTGGTACTAACGGGTTCTTCTCGTATACTATGTGGTATGCAGGTATCATCCTCCAGCCTGAGAAACTTCTCAAAGTATTAGTGGCAGCATCTGTCTAATCACTGAGTCCTCCGGGACTCTACTAAATAAACAACCCAAAGGGATTTATAATGGATAAAACTATCGAAGAATTAAAAGCTGAAGCTGATGTACTAGGTGTAGTATATAATGCAAATATTGGTGCTGCTAAATTAGCTGCGAAAATTGAAGAGTATTATGCTGCAGGGGAATCTGCTAACAAAGTGGTTGAGAAACCAGTAGTACCAGAACCTAAAGCTGACCATGCTACTCCTCAGAGTAAGCACGAAGCTATTGAAGCTGCACAACGTAAAGCTGTCGCTGAGGCCAAAGCTGCTGCTATGGCAACCAAGATTGTAACTGTGTCGTCTAATGATAAGCGTGACAATGACATGGTGACATCTGAGTATGTATCCTGTGAGAACCAGTATTTTGGTATCGCTAAGTATGTACCATTTGATATTCCAGTTGAATTGGAAGTATGTTTGATCGATGTACTAAAGAGTTCAATGATCACTCTGCATAAAGATGAGATCATCGATGGTAGACGTACCGGGAATAAGATCCCTATGAGTGTACGTAAATTCACTATTTCATATGAAGATATCGCTAAAGTGTAGTCTTTCTGATGTGCCCTTCGGGGTATATCAATAAATACTAAGGAGTTTATCTATGGCAATACCATCAGCA